TGACCATTTTAACATTTAATCAGGAATTAGCGATCGCACTTTATGAATCAACAGAGAATTTTCCGGTTGATTTTGATGACGCTTGGCAATGGTTGGGATATGCTAAAAAACAGAATGCCAAAGACAAGCTAATCAGAAACTTTGATGATGGTCTTGATTTCCGTATTACCCAAATGCGTGAGACTAAGCAGGACGGTACTTTCAGCCATTCCTATGAGAAAATAGAGTTAACCATAGACTGTTTTAAATCACTAGGTATGATGGTTGGTACAGAACAAGGAAGGATTATCAGAAAATATTTCCTTGAGTGTGAGCGCACGCTTAAACATAAGGTACATCAACACGATGTAAGTAGTGATTTAAGAAGACCAGACATAAGAGATATTGGTTTAGCAATAGATACTGTTTTTGCTGTTACCAGTGTAGATGTGCGATTACAAGCCGCAGTGAAGGCTAACCAAATAGCCAAGATTTACCCGGCGCTCGCTTCGGCGATGGAAGAATCAAAGTCACTGCTAAGTATTCCTGTTGAGGATAAGCTGATCCGACCAGGCAAACTAGCGGAATTATATGAAGCTAGAACCGGGGTGAAATTGTCAGCACAGAAGATGAACTCGTTACTAGCGGAAAAGGGCTTACAGGTCAAAAACACCGCTAACAATAATCCTCTGTGGGTAGCCACAGAGGAAGGAAAACAATATTCTCAAATAGTTTTAGATACTGCAAAGGGACATAACAAAACCGTCCAGTCGCTACAGTGGTATCCATCAGTAGTTGATGTGATTTAATCCACAACAAAAACAAAACCCCTGGATTGTCGCTAATCCAGGGGTTTAAAATTAAATAGACATGAGAAACTTGCGGGGTGGTCGTTTAAGCGTGAGCCATTCTTGACGATAAGCGACTTTCAAGGGTCGCCAGTCTATATTAGTAATCTTCCTATCTTTCAGTTTCCTGATGACTTTAAAGTCAATGTAATCTACTCCTAATTGTTCAGAAGCATACCTTACCAGGGACTCTTTATCCCAGGATTTGACTTCAGTGGCATCAATGGTAATAAGCTTAGATTTGTCAGTTTCAAATTCAATGAACATTGCTTGTCTCCTTATTTTTTGTTTATATATAGACTATCTTACTATTTATTTAATGTCAACAAGTTCATGTACTGAACTTTTAAAAGATTTTCTTGTGTAGTCAAGTTTACGGTTGGGTATTTGAGCGATCGCTGTAGTACCTGTTGATATCAGATTAAAATATCAGATCCAAGTACCATTTTTAATTTACGTATTTGAACATAAAAGAACCGCTTAGACTTTCATCTAAGCGGTTACAAGTTATTTAAAGTAGTTTATATATTAATTAAATTTCTTTCAAAACTATTGTATATTCTTCCCAGCCGTCTTTCTCAATAGAAAGAACTTCAAAGCCAGTCAATGGCAAGAATAACACCTCTCGTTCTTCAGGGTATTCAGAGAACTTAGAAATATCTCTCCCGGTTTTAGACTCAATCACAAGGGTAATCGATCTGTTATCTGTTCTGGACAAGGGTACACCCAAGCAGTTGAATTTCTGAGCTATGACTTCACTTTTGGATGTGGACATAAAGCCCATATCCCGGTAAACTTTACCGATTTTAAAAGTTGTTGATATTTCTGACTTTTTAAGGGTTAAGCCACGGTAGACTGTTCCTTTAAAGCATTTAACATTTTGTAAATCTTCAATTATTTGTTCTACTGACTCATGATTTTTCCCGTATCTTAAAACCCGGTTAATTGCACCGTAATCTTGTTGAGTATATTGGTTTAATGTTGTAGTCATTGTCTGTTTCCCTTGTTTCCTGAGTATGTAACTACTATAGACTATCCTACTATTTATTGTCAAGTAGTTTTAAAAAAATATTTATTTAAGAGTTACTACACCATTGCTGCAAACATAATCCATGACATTGCTATAATCGCGTGTTCTGTTTTCACCAATTCTCACTTTAATTTCTTTTCCTTCAATTCCTAAGAAATAATAATCTTTTCTTCCTACCCTAAATTGAGTATGTCCTTCACCTAAAAGACCAGATTCAAGAATAGACTTTATAGCCTTAATTTCTACCGATGTAAAGTGAATATTGCCCTTCACGGACTTAATCATGTTTTTTGTAATTTTACCCAATGTAGCCAACGAAGGTGCTAGAGATGTCTCTAACCTTTCTAAATCACCCTCTAAAATAACTAACTGGTCAACGTAAGATTTAATCCCACTTATAATAAGTTTTAATGTAGCTTTGATCTGATGCTTAATGGTGCGGATTTGAAAGTTGATTGTGAATTTCATTTTTGTCTCCCTGCTTTTTGTTTATGTAATTACTATAGACTATCCTACTATTTGTTGTCAATAGATTTTTAAGATAATTTGTACTGAACTTTTAAAAGATTTTCTTGTGTAGTCAAGTTTACGGCAAAGAATGGAACTTAGCTCTGTTTAGGCACAACTAGAACCACAGGATTACCCTGATAATTCCCCAAGTCTTTATAAAATAATGGTTTCAAGAATTTATAAAATATTTTCTAAAACCTACTGACAAATTCTAGTGGATAGACTATAGTAGTTACATAAGCAAAAACAAGGCAAACAGACAATGAAAAGAATATATAACTTGGTGATTGCCAAGATGATTCTTGAAAACATCAAGAATCTTTCAGATGGAGAAATTGATAGAATTTTTAATAACGTAGTACAGGTAAACACCTGTAAAAAAGCTGCCAAAGAAATAAGGGATTTGATAAATAACTCACAACAGGAACAAGACCTTGTAAGTTCTTTAAGGCAGTTGTACAGCAAATAAGAACCACAATAAATCATAACCCTCTTGACTATCAGGAGGGTTTTTAATGTTGAGAGATTTCTTAATACTACTTGTCTCTGTCTGACTACGGAGTTATTTAAGCTTTATTCCATACAAAATAACGGTTTTAAAAAATATTTTCTAAAACCACTTGACGGTAAATATCTAATGTGATAGACTATATATATAAACGAAACCAGGAAAAAGTATGAAGTATAGATGGAAAGATGGAAAGGCACAGGCGATCGCTTACGTTCCTGCGTTAGGCAGATGCGCAGTTGTTCGTGAGGCTAACAGCATTCATGACTTATATGGCGGCGATGAAGACGGTGATGAAGATGACGATACAGATGAAGATGAAGACGGCGATACAGATGAAGATTAAACCATAAAGCAATCAAAACCCTCTTGATAGTTAAGAGGGTTTTTTAACATTAATTTTTAATTTCCGCAACCGTTGATAATTTCGCTTTAAGCGGGCTGTAAACTCAGCGGTATTATGATTCTTCCATTCTGGATTTACAGAGTCTACAATCCAATTTTTAAGGCTATGGCAGACAGTTTTATGACAGTGTCTACAGACTGGGAAAATATTAATCCCATATCTGTCTCCTGACTTCCTATAACTAGAGTGATGGACTTGTTCAGACTTATTAATCAAGCACACACAACAAATCCCATGGGTTCTTATATGTGCGTTGCGGCATTTCTTTTTATGCTTTTTGGCATTACTTCCATATCGAATTTGGTAGTTAGTCATTGTGACAAATAGATAACTACTACCAATGATAATAAAAAACCTGCTTAGATTAAAGTTTAAGCAGGTGTAGTTTATTTAATTTGTCCCTGAGCAATCGTGCCAAAGGACAAAAAGCCATAAAAATTGCCTGTTTAAATTAAATTTAAACAGGCTCAATCATGCCAAATACTGATTATCTCGTTAGTCAATCGTGCCAACCGTTCCTGGGGATTTTGAACGGTATTGAGTAAACTTATTGCCCTGTAAAGGTTTTAGCCAGGGACAACTAAACGGCACGATTAAAAAGGGAAGTCGTCAGGGTCGCCTGACTTGTTGTATTCAGCCCAATAATAATCGTAAACTTCTTGAGTCGTTTTAACGTACTCAGAATGAAGAACTGGGATTGAGATGTCTACTTGGGAAATATCCCAAGTAAATTCTATTTTCCCACATTCAAGGGTAGACCCTTGAATAATCTCAACTTTAAATACAGGTAGCTTGACGCTACTCAATCGTTTCCAGTAAAATTGGAAGTTTAGTTCACATAAATTAAATAGGTTTGTCATGGCTTTGTCTCCTTGTTATTGGTTTAATTTTCCAAAATTCTTGTTTTTTCATTAACTGTAAAAGTCAATGAAAAATCTTTGTGTGATAAACTCAAAGTATTTGAATCTATCAATACTGCTGTAGCTGTATTCAGAATTTCATACAGCAGTATTATGTCAATTTGTCTTTCGTCAACAGGACAAATTGACATATTGGGAATAATAAATACTTGTGTATTTACTGTTAGTACGGCAGAAAAAGAATTATCTTTATTCCGCTCAACTTTGACTAATGTCATCCCGTTTCCTGTGTTTTGTCTATATATAGACTATCTTACTATTTATTTATTGTCAACAGGTTTATGTACTGAACTTTAGTAATTTTTATTTATACTTAAAGTACATATTTAAACATAAAAGAACCGCTTAGACAGAACGACTAAGCGGTTAATAATTATTAAAGCACTGCTTGTTATTTAGTTTACTTTTTCTCCCACTTAACCAAACACGCTTGGTACTCAGGGTGACTAGTTAAATACTCATCTTTGAGAGCGATCGCACTGATCAAATCTTCAGTAATCCAGGGACTACAGAAGATTATCTTGCTGGTCTTCTGTTGACCAGCTTTTAATTTAAATCTGTACATTCCTGTTTTTTGATCCACTCAATGACGGTTAAGGCAGCCGTCCAAAAGTTATCTTTGTCTTCCATTGGCATCTTTCCAGTGAGGTTCTGCTATTGTTATCTTGAATTTGGCTCTTGCTTCATCTACTGCTTGTTTTCTTTGTGTTTGAATCTCACTGAAGATTTCTCTGTACAAAGATTCTTTTGATAAATCAATAGTCTTCATAACTTTTGTCTCCTGTTTTTTGTCTATATATATAGACTATCTTACTATTTATTTATTGTCAACAGGTTTATGTACTGAACTTTAATAAATATTATTTATACTTAAAGTACATAATTCTTAGGCACGTTGACAAGGTTTAATAGATAGACTATGTTGGTGGTACAAATTGAAAGGAAGACAATATGACTTATCATCCAGAAACTCAAGCCCGCTACAACGCTACCGAAAAAGGTAAGGCACGTAAACGTAAGTGGGTTGCTAACATGACTGAGGAACAGAAGGAAAAGCAGCGTCAAGCTAAACGCGAATGGGCAGAAAACATGACAGAAGAACAGAAGGAAAAGCAGCGGCAAGCTAATCGTGAGTGGGCTGCTAACATGACAGAGGACCAATTAATAAAGCAGCGTGAGTCTAGGCAAAGATGGTTAGACAACATGACTGAAGAACAGCGCGAGAAGCAACGGGAATATATGCGTGAGTACAGTAGAAACAGACGACTAAAAAAGCTACAGAACAAGGAAGATACTAAGCAAACGGATTGTTGATTTTTCCGCCCACAAAAGTGCTTCGAGGTGCTGAGTTGCCCAATTCACTAAAAGCACCATCGGCACTGTCTACAATGTCATTGGTGAGGGGTTTTTTACTTCCATCAAATTCATGTATTGCGGCGAGAAACTGGTCGTTCCAAGCACCCCTAAGTAGTTTGACTTTTCCCTGTTTGGCTGCGATCGCCATGGGTAAGGCACGAGTTACTTTATCCCCCAATGGTTTAATTCCTTTAGCGTCAAATTCTGTTAGTTGACGCTTTAGCGAAACTTCATAACGTTTACCAGCACTACCACCTTCTAGTTCCCACCTGATTTTACAGTCTGGACCATCTTGGTAAGCTATTTTGACTACTGATAAGTCGCCTTCTTCTGCTGATACCTGTTCCCAGTGACAGTCAAGGATGTAGTACGTGCCTTGATGCAATTTAATCTTGGTACGTACACTATAGAAACTAGATTTGGTGGCAACATCAGCGGCGGTGGCTGCAAAGTCCCAAAATGCCACAGTTGTACCACCATTGGGAACTGCATTAACAATCTCAAACCACTGACGATTAAAGATAGTCCCTGATTCATATTTAATTTTCCAGTTGCCTTTAAGTAGTCGCTCCATCTCTACAGGGTGCAACGATAATAAATTTTGTAAGTATTGGGGGTTGGTTTCTATTAGTGCCGGGTTGTCATAAACTGTACCCTTAATAAAACTAAAGCTTTTAGGCGGTGCTATTTCCGCTAAGTCAGGAAACTTGTCCATAAGTTCATCTTCAGTATCACCCCAGTGCAATTCTCCATTAATCCGATAGAAATAACGGATAATTCCTGATCTTTCCTCTATGGGGTATCCGGTGTTTTGATCAATATACCAACTAATCATTTTGGCTACCCATGAATCAGCATCAGGGTTACAAGTTGCATCTATGCGAGGCTTGACCCCACAGGCGGAACGATTACGGGAAAAGAGAAACCAGAATTGACGCTCGGTAAACTTAGTCAGTTCATCAAAACCGATATGGCATATCTGCGAACCAGGGTACTTGTCTTCTACATCTTTCTCATACTGAGCATGCCCAAAACTAATCGCGCTACCATTGGGAAATGTCCAGTCAAGCTGGTATTCTCGCGCTATTGAGTTTTTTATTTGTTTATATAAACTCCTAGACTCATCCCATAAACCACCTTCATTAGTTATTTCCGGTCGAGTTCTTCTGAAGATTACTGAACCATAACCAGGCACGTTTAAATATTTAGCCGCTTTTAGTAACATAGCGTAGCTTTTTCCACTGCCGGCTGCACCCCCATATATGCAGACATCAGCGTAGTTGTCATAAAATAGTTCTTGCGCTCCGGGTTGAGGGTCTGGCAGATCAATATGGATTATTTGGTTTCTAGATAATCTGGTTTTAGTGTATTCTCTGACTTTAATGATGTTTTTAGGATTAAGTTTGTTCATGATTTTTATATGCACAAAAAAACCCACTGTTAATAGTAGGTTAAAGGATGAGAAAGCTAAATCTATTATGTATTATGGCATCATTATTTGCCATAAAAGTTCATTTCTTGCTTCTATATATTCAACAGCAGAGAGGTATTTCTCTTCTGTTGAAAACATCTTTTGATTAATCTCAAATGCAGATAACAAAGTGTTCATCTGCTCGTCTGACAAACTCCATTTGACTTTAAAGTCAGCGTCTAACTGACTTAATTGTATTTTCTTTTTATACTTAGCTAATTTTTCATTAGCTAAATCATTGACTTCTTCAGTAATAGCCCGACTGTCATACTGACAATTAACTGCATTTGCATTTATCTCTTGCTGCCATAATTCAGCTTCTACTTCTGAAATAAGCATTTCCCATATTTCTGGGGAATCAATATTCTCCAGAATGTATTTTTCTTTGGTGGTATTTTCGTCAAGACGACGTTTTATTTCTTCTTTAAACTGTTTCTTCAGTTTCGGCGATTCTAGCTTGTTAGAACCCCACTCCAGGTATTCTAAAGGCACGTTTTTAATGTCCGTGCCTTTATGTTTTCCAAATGTTAAAGTAGTCATTTTTCGTCTCCTGTTAACTTGTTTAACTGTTTAACTCATCATATCTACTAAGTCTTGGGCTGCTGCTTTTGCAGCCCAAGAATCTTGAAAGGATTCAAGAAGATTGTCGTCATCAATGACAACGTTATACCAGTTGCCAACTGGTATTAAGGTTATGCTTTTCCCCTTGTATTCATATTTCATTGGTTTGTCTTTTAATTGATAAATATAGTCTATCTTATTATTTGTTTATTGTCAATAAATTTTATACTGAATTTTCACACAATAAAAAACTACTAAATAAAGAGGGTTTACTTAGTAGTTTGTAAAGGTGCATCTTAATATATTATAACATAAATATTCTTGTCAAGCTTGAAAGCATTGAAAATAAAGGGCTTAAATATTTGGTTACATTATCTTATTAATAGATACTAACTATCTTTTTGGAATTAAATTCTCTTGATATAGATGTTTGCCAGTAAGATACTGTAGTTAAATATTGAGAATTTATTAAAAGTACAGCAAATAACCAGCTAATTAGCTTGACAGGGATAAAAAGCTGTGTTACACTAAAGGTGCGATGGTTACAAAAACAAAAACGCTGTAGCGGTTTGATGTCTGTCAACTGCTACAGCGTTGGAAAATTAGGTTTACTAATTTCATTACAAATTACAACATAATTAAATGGTAGCTCATGGTTTATGAAAAATCAAGTAGTAGAAACGATTTTAACGGAACAAGAAGTAGGAGAGATTAAGGAGTTGGCTTATGCGATCGCCAATGACCTGACTGATCGGGTTTTGTTTACTCACATGGGTATTCTCAATGCCTTAATGTGGCGGGCTTCTGTTGACTATGGAGTCAATGCCAAGAATATGGACTTAGACAACTGGAAGAACTTGCTGCTTTGCAGTAAGGACCAGAATGTGAATATCATGGTCGCTCACAAATATTTGGAAGATTATTTAATAACTAACTGGAAAGGTGCTTTTTATAATAAAACCACTTTAAGAACTTACAGAAAACTCCATATCCAGTGGGGTTTGTTCTGGTTTGATATTGATTCCCGTCCCAAGGGCGCGGCTTGGGGTGCGGCTAATGGTGTGGAAGGACAAGGTACAGCCACCCCCCCGGTTTTAGAACGGCTTGATATTCCCAAAATCCTGATTTTCTATCAGGTATTTGATCAGGTCCGCAGGGACAGAATTAATTGGAAGTTAAGACATTCAGAGAATGTTTCCAGCTTTGAGTGTATGCCTGAACACGGTGGCATGATGATGGTTCAGTTCTACAATGCCTTATTTCATGTCACCAGCGACTTTCGTGGCAATTGTCATGGACATGGTGATGTGATTATTGAAACGCTAAATGTTGAACCAACCCCAGTCTTTAAAGTCATTATCTGGAAGTGGACCAGACGTAAAGGCTTGTTTAGGATGGTTTGGGAGCGTATGCTAGTCAAAGCAGGGCAAATTGCTCAACAAGCCATATCACTCACGTCTAAGCTAGTTGATGAACCATTGGGAAGTATAGTAGAAGTACCCTATTAATACTTCTGCTATTTTTAGTGAAATAAAATATTTTTAATTGTGTCTAGGTAAGTTAATAGAATTTACCTAAGTTTTCAGTTGTGTTCATCAAATAGCTTAGACGCTTCATAAAAACGCTGGACTCTTTTTTGCTGTTTAAAACCTTCCAATATTTTATCTAAGCGTCTTGTGATTTCATTAGCAATGTGCTGGTTTTCTTTGAAGCTATGATCTCCATAGTTGCAATCAGAGTTAATAGCAATGTTTCGTGCTGCTGATGCTTCTTTGCTGTTATTAAGTATTTTGTATAGCATTGCTGTACGTTTAAGGGTTGTATCTGTATTTAAGAGGCTTTCTACTGGTATCTCACTATTTTTGTTCATATTTCCTCTTTAGATTATAATATAGTCAAGTGCGTGAATTTAGCGGAATCAGTGGAATTATAGCCACTGATTTTTTTGTGTGCTATAATTATGAAAATAGAACCCCCTGTTACTATCAAGTCAGTCCAGTGATCACTTCAACATCACTGGATTTTTTTATGTGTTACAATGGTGGTGAGCATACCTGGTTACGTGAATCTAGCGATCGCTCCAATGTCGCTAGATTTTTTTCTTTTCAATATACGTTTTTTGGGAGTAAGGATTGAATAGGGAGATTTAAGGCAATGGCAATTGATTCAATCTCACTAAATGATATGGTCTGTCTTCTACCGTCCTGTCCTTTAAATAGGTCTTCTATGGCAATTATTACGTTGACGGATTTATCAATTTTTGCTGCTAGTTGTTTCCTAGACATTCCTGCTTTCTCACGAGCTATATAAATTAAGATTCCTATTTTCCCTTCTGTGGACAAGGTTTCAAAGCTATTTGGTTCTACAATCATGACTGATATATTATTATTTACACCACTAATAATATATCAAAGAAAACCGCTGATTCCCGCTTTTTTCGCAGATTTAATTAAGTCAAATAATTAGTTTAACGGTTAAACTAAAAGCAGTTTTAAATGTTTTAGTTATGCCAAATACAACTAAAAATAAAACTATCTTAACTAAGGTTTTAAGTTCTGATTTGCTATTAAATCGGGACGCAAGAACTTTAGGATTCTCGTTTTCTTCTAAGAGTAATATCTGTGAAAGATATTCTCTCTATGGTGATTTACCTGAAGGTGCTAGTGTCGTTTTTGATGAACAATTATCCCACGATGCTCGTAGCTGGGACTTGACAAGGGTTACTAATAAAACTTGTCCTTTTCTCAAAAATCATGCACGTGGTCAAAAAATCGGCATTGTTACTGAAGTCGGACTGGACGGCGATCGCGGCATGGCAACTGTGAAGCTGTCTAGGAACGGTTTGGCAGAACAATTCATGTCTGATATAGAAGATGGTACTTCTGGAGGTATCAGCTTTGGATATACCGTAGAGGAATACCGTGTTATCACCCCGGCAGAATACGCTACTGATAAAGATGGTTGCGTTATGCTGACAAAGAAAGCCCTCTTAGAAGCGACAAAGATAGTTCTATTGGAAATATCTTCTGAAGACATACCAGCGGACCCAACAGTTGGATACGGAAAGTCTGTTGTATGTTTTGATGATATTTCAGTTAAGGGAGATCCCAATTTTAACCCCAATCGAAAAATGAATGAAAAAACTGAACTGGAATTAGTTGCAACTAAAGCCGCTTTAGCAGAAGCTAATAATACTAATGCTGCATTGGTTGACAAACAGGTTTTATTAACCAATGAAAACAATAGACTGAGTGAACAAATTAAGGTTTTAAGTAAGTCTATTGAGGAAAAAAACACTGCTATTTCTACTTTTGAAAAGCGTGAATCAGTGGTATCTCGCTATTATGATTTACGTCAAAAAGCTGAAGATTTGGTATCTGAAGGCAAACTAGCTGCTGTTGAGTTTGGTGAATTATTTTCTGAAAAACCCAGTAGTGATATTGCTCACCATACTAAGTCTGATAAGTTAAGTTACATTGAGTTCCATCTTGAATTAATCAATAAGAGAACCGCACCTTTACTTAACTTAAAACAATCAATTTCTGAGCCTATTGTCAATGCTGGTCAGTCTAATCCTGCTGATTTAGAAACACGGGCTTTACAGATTATTCAATCTTTAGGTCAATCTAAACCAATTATAGATTAATACTATGACTATGCGTTATGAGTCGTATCTTTACGACGATGAGTTATCAGGGTTTTTTCCTGTATTAGCACGGGCTACAGAAACAACCCCTACCCGATACACCCGCTTAAATGAAGCCTATGCAACGGGATCTACTGGGGCTATCCGTAAGCTGGTTAAAACTTTTGCTCCTGGTTTCTTTGCTGGTAGTGGAACTTCGGCTTTATTGGCTGGTAATCGGATTTTACCCCGTATGACTACCAGAACCGCTACCGCTGCTAGTGCTACTAGTATTTCTTTCCCTGTCGGTACTGCTGGTATTTTCATACCTACTGATGTTCTCTCTATTATTGCACCTTCAGTAAGATTGACAATCTCATCCTCAAGTACAGGATGGGCTGCTAGTGATACTATCACTGTAACCGTCAATGGCATTGCTGTTACTTATACTGTGGTGGCTGGCGATATTGGTGGTTCATTGGCAGCAACCAATACTAACGTGGCTAATAAAGTAATTGGAGCGATCGCTGCTAATTCTTATACTTCTAGACTGGTTTCTGGTTTATCGGTGGCTGGTACTTCCCCTGCTATGGTAATCGTCTTTTGGGCAAAAGATTTTACCAGTCTTTACAGTTTTACTACTAGTGTTTCAAGCACCAATGGTACTTCTACCGCTTCTGCCGCTGTATTTGCTCCCAACGCAGCTATAGGTACAATTTCCGCTGTTAACACAGTTACAGATGTTGTTACCATTAGTGCGGCTTCTGTATCCGTGCCTTTGGGTATGCCTATAGGTGTGGCTGCTAGTTCACCGGAAAACTTAGGAATGTTGTCTCCTGAACTTCCCATAGATTTGCTGTACAGAGAAAGCCAGAATTACGCTCTCTACTTAGAAGGCGATGTTTATGGGTCTAGGTTGCCTTATATGGATGGACAATTAGCTGCTTTGTATCCTGAAATTCGTTTGGTGTAATTTATGCCTTCAATTATTGAATTAATCAACTCACAACCGGGCGTAGTCCAGCGAGCTATTGACTTGCAACTGGCAACTGTCTCTAGCACTGGCGAAGTCTATGCTGACGGTTATCCCGATCCTGCTTTGAATCGTTTTTTTCCTTTTGTTCAGTATAGTGATCCGGTTTTAGCATTGCTCAAAATGCGGGCTTATACTCCTACTCTTGCTTATGTGGTAGCTACTGATGGTGCTATTCCCCAAGATGTAGAACGCCTTAGCGTGACTCAAGAAACCTTTGGTAATTTTAAACTGGCTAAATCTAGATTGATTACTGAAGAGGATTTTAACCTTGCTCAACAGGCGGAACGCTTGGCTATGTCCGGTAACGCCCAAGCGTCTGAAGCTATCAGGAATATCTTTTTAGGCGTACCCGCACTGCTTACCCAGTCTGTTATTAACTTACATACTGTGTTAACTTTGCTGATTGCTTGTACTGGACAATGCAACTATCCTGACCCTACATCAGGAGCATCAGCAGTTCTTAGTTACAGAAGTCAAATCCCTTCGGACAATTTACCATCTGCTTTGACGGGTACTGCTGTGTGGTCTGCTTCAACCACAGCTACAGGTATTGACGATTTGGTGAGCCACTTGTCTAGTTACTACAACAGTGTTAAGAGGTTTCCCCCTTATATTGTTATGTCTAGGCTGACTGCCAACAACCTTAGAAACCAAACTAGCACTAAAGAAATTGTAGGACGGTCTAGAGGGATGATTACAAGCTTAGAAGCAGCTAATGCCAGTGCCGTAGCTGCTTTGCCACCTCCGTCTTTACAGGAAATTGGTGGTGTGGTTGGACAACGATTATTAGCAGGTGGTGGTCAAAACCCCAACATTGAGATTATTGTTTCTGATGCGGTTTACTATCAGCGCGGTTCAGGTCGTGTAGGCACAGAAGTGAAAACCTATGTCCCTGCTGATTATTACTTCTTTGCTCTTGATAACTACATTGAACGGGCGATTGTTCCCACAGCTTCTAACAACTTTGCTGGGGGACTGGTAACTACTACTGAAGTCGTCAGCAAAGAACCACCTCAAGAAAAAATCACTGTAGCGGGACGTGGCTTTCCCCTTGTGATGGACCCTCGTTTTATCGGGGCTAGAAGTACCAATAGTGCCACTGCGTTGACAGTTATTTAGACTGTGACCACTTGATTGGGCTGTTTCCCCTAAACCCAAACATGGATGTACCTTTGGTTGGTGATGCTGATTCTGGACTGGTATTTGTGACTATCTTTAACAGTCGTTGGTATTCAAGTCCGTACTTACTTTGTCCGTAGCTATCGGGAACACTTTGTAACTCAATGTTGTAAGATTCATCATCTACTTCTAAGCGTTTTAAGACTCCCGTACTGTAATCACTACCCGTACTTTGTTTAGTTAAGGTAATTTTGTGAGCGGTCAATAACTCAGTTGCTACGTCTTTTAAAGTTCCCCAATGGTACAGTTCAACTTCTAAAAGTGCTTCTGGTAAGAACAAATTAAACTTGGTTTCTTCACCCGCAAATTCTGGATACTTGACAATAAAGTTACTGAATAAAATCATGATTTCCTCTTATGTAAACCAAACAATTGGATATTTAGAACCCTTTAATTCTAACTTAACATTAACCTTTCAAATGGGTAATGGTCATTTTGTTGAGGATGCTGTTGGGAATAGGATTGAAACAGTTTCTACTGTGATTGTTCAAGCTTCTGTATCTGCTAAGAAGGATTTTAAGCCTTTGTTTGAAGATGCTCAAATGGGTAGAAATATTATCTATTTGAAGGGAAGAATGATTGGTAATTGGAGTAATTTGATTTTTGATTATCAATTAATTGCTGATGCTGTACTTACTGATTCAAGTGGTAGTATAGTTACAGGACAATGGCAATTTATTCCTGTACCTCAAAACCGAATTGCAACTTATTTAGAAGTAAGAAAAAGATACATTGAGGGTCGTTTAACTATAACAAGTAGGGTATAATTATGGTTGTAGCTAATTGGAAAAGTATTAAAATTCCCCGAAAACTCACTGCTACCCACGCATGGACTGCCCCTCATGCAGTGATTGTCCACGAAGGTGCGACTTTCTCTAATGGCTCTGAAAACCCATCCCGTCCTTGGGTTGGCACTGCTATTGATGAGTATGATTTTTTGGGTGAATATGCCGACGGGTTTAACCAAAGTGAGAACTTCAAACAGGCTTTTATGGCTATGTCTGAAGGATTTGGTGAAGCTTGTCAGGCAAATCTTGAGGATGTCCGTTGGCAATGGCCACGCACCACCGTCCGTAAGAGTGGGGATGTAGTTGGTTCACCCCGTGACATTGTGGACACTGGGGAACTGAAAAACTCTTACGAGGTGCAATATGAAGGCAATTGACCTCAGAAAAATTCTGGCAACGCTACTGGCTACTGAGTTGGGTACTTATACTAATGGGTTGCCTTCAATCTGGGTATACGGTAGTTCATCTCAACCACCATCTGCAAGTAACGGGCTTGAATGTTTGATTAAGGAAACCCCTAATGTTGCAGCTAAAGCTACCAGTGCTGGGTCAAGATATAAGCCTCAACAATGGGAAATTCTACTGCGTAATTGGGTAAAAAATTCTAATTTACCAACGGCGATCGCTAAGATAGAGAGACGGTTTCCAGTCTTACGTTATACACACATTCCCGCTACTTCTGATATACTAGAACAAAGCAGGATTGTCATTTTTGACCCCATAGTCACATAACAACCACTTAAAAATTATGCCAATTAACTTAGATTTTAGTAGACCAAAATCTGTTACAACCAATATTACTACCGCTGTAATTACCGCAGGTACAGCAGTAGAAGTAGAAGGTGCTGGTGTTACCGCTGAAGAATCCTACTTTTTGCCTTTTAATCACGGTAACATCACCCCTAGCACTTTCACTGTTGCCAACTGCAATATTACCAGCAGTAGTGCAACTATTACTACTACCACTGCTAACGGGTTTGCTAATGTGCGTGTTGGTGATGTAGTTACAGTAACGGCTGGCGGTGGTACTATTGCTGCTAACACTGTGCTGACTATCAATAGCACTACTTCTATCACTATTACTGTGAACGCAACTGTAAGTAGTACAACCGCCAATAGCTCTACAATACAGTTTGCACCACCTGTAATTTCTCCTACTGTGTGGGGAATTAGATTACTTTATCAAAAAAACGGTTCTGTAATTACCATTCGCCCTACCATCTATTTTTACGATGGTAGTCTTGGAAGCACTGCTGGGACTGTGGCTAATGCTACTACAGCAATTAACCTCACTGATTCATCAGGTAACGCACCTAGTATTGATTTTGATGCTTTTTACAATGCAATCCGTTTTACTCGCAGTGCTTAATTTTTTGTTTACATTTATTTTGTAATTGCTTAGGAGTTTATAAATGGCTTTAGCTAATCGTCCGGTTCAGACTGTAATTCTCCAAAACTTTGCTCTTGACTTAAAAATGTTGGGAGAGAACAACCGCAATCTCAGCGTGACTACTTTGACTTGTGGGGCTGCTGCTGAAGGTGCTACTAGCATCAGTGTTACTGCCACTACTGGTGTTAATTATACTATCGCTGCTGGTACTGCCCTTTCTTTTATTGCTTCCTCTAGTCCATTGGGGCGAGTAGAAGTATTGTTACTAGCTAATGCTACTTTATCAGGTAGTACTGCTGTACCTTTGACAATTGCACCTCTTTTGGATGCTATTCCGTCTGGCTCTACTGCTAGATTAGTTCAAGATATGTTTCCTGTATTAGGGATCACCAATCTTGGACCTCAACTTAGTCCCACTGTGGTAGACACTACTCACGCCCAATCTGGTAGTGGTACTAGTTCTGCTATTGTCCGCACGAAAAGAGAACTTACTGTAGAAGGCATTGAGTACGTTGGTGATATTGCACTAGAGCAATTTGTTAAACGGACATTCTTTGATCCTATATATATGAATCGGGAATTGTACGCGATCGCTACTTATCCCAATGGCTCAAAACTGGAAGGTGCTTCTAAAGTAACGGCTTTGACCATGCCAGCAACACAGATGGAAGTCATGAAATATACTTTCACTTTAGAGTTTCAAGATGAGATATTTTGGACTCCTGCTTACCACGCTTCTGGTGGTGGTAGTACTGGATTCCCTACTTACAACCCTAATTAATGAAGGTTCTCAAAGATAGCACTGGGTTATTAGCTGTCTTAATTAACTGCCGCATTGATGAAGATAAGTTGCTATGCGGTGCGGCAGTTTTTAGAGGAGGGTTGTCAGGGCAAATTACCGTTTCTGATCGCTACTCCTCTTATCAAGTCAAGATTCCTGATTCCGTTAAACAGGTAGCAACTTATCAACTTTTAGCAGATTCCCAAGATAATTTAGAGATTGAATTATGCGCCCAATAATTAACAAAAAAGCCAAATATGAAGTTATTCCTGTGGGTAATGAGTCCACTGGAATTATCTATTTAGAGAAACGTGGTTCTTTGAGCGTCGGTGAAGCTAGGGACATTGATAGCATTGATGCTAAACGTCAAAAAGCAGCCATTATTGCGTCTAAGCTGGTTAAAAAGATTTCTGTAGACCGTGGTGTCACAATTGCAGAAGCCCAAGAATTACTTTCTCCTACTCGGTCTGCTGATGGTGCGACTGAAGTTGATAACTCTGATGTCATTTACGACTACATTGAAGACTTCACTGAACTAAATGCTCTGAGTTCTATTGACAGTGCCTCTGTGTCCATTTCAGTGGCTACCCTGTTCATTAAGAAACGGGTGGCTTTCCCAGTGGAACTCACATCATCAGTACCTTTTAACTCTACAAGTATTTCCGTCGCTGCTACCCACTTCCCATTACAGGATAGACAAGTGATTCGCTTCGGCGATTGTTTAGTCACTGTGCTGGGCAACTATCAACCCTCAGATACAGATTCAATTATCAGGGTTCAACCTGTAGCGGAAAACTTACCCATGACCGTAGGGTTTCTTTACAATAACTCAACCAAGTCTTACGTAGTTGGTACGGATGAGTGGTCAGAAGAAGACACTAAAGACTGTAGTGATGAATTTGTATCTGCTATCTACAAATTCTATGAGAACGAGCGTAGTCGTTGGAAGGTAGAACCAGAATCAGCACCCGCGCCTGTGACTGAGGGGGAGCAGCTACCAGTTCTTCAGTTGACTGGGGAAGTATTTACTGGCGAATCCAATCCTACCGAGTTTCTGACCCCAGATTTAGAGACTGGGATAGTTTCTTAGACCAGCCTATTCACGTAGTATTTGAGTGCATTGAGGCACTTGAACAACACCGGAGGGAACAGGCTAATATTGAGGGACGGGTTCATGCAATCGGTTGGACGGGACTGTTTAACGGGTTCAAAAAAGACACTGACCCCAATATGGAGTTCATTGATTTGCTACCCTTTCCTGACGATATTAGAGGCGATACCCGCAAGATTAGCCAAGCAACGGAAAACATTGTTAAGGATATTATCAAAAACAATCGGTTGCCCGCTCCGGTTCTATCAGCTTTGAATCTGCTACTTTCTTGATTACAGATTAATATTCTTAGTCTGTAATCTTTTTCTTTATAGGAGTTAATATTATGAATTTAGGCGAATTAATTGTAGAGTTATCTGCTGATTCTTCTGAGCTAGAAAAGACTTTGGAACGGGCTAAGAAGAAAGCTTATGAAGCTGCTGTGGCGGTAGAAAAAAGCTTTGAAAATATCAATCTTAATGTTGGAGTGGACGATGATAGTTTAGTTGATTTAAATAAGCACTTAAATTTAAAAGTACAACATCTTAAAGAAGTTAATAAGTATTTTAATAATAATCCTATTGTTGTTAGCGTTGATGACAAAGAATTAACTGATTTGAATAAGCACTTAAATTTAAAAGTACAACATCTTAAAGAAGTTAATAAATATTTTGATAACAATCCAATTAAAGTTAATACTGATACCAAAAGTCTTGATGAATTAGAAGAAAGATTAGGCGGGCTTTCTAATAGAACTATTACTATTACTGTTGAATCTGATTTAAGTAAGCAACTAGAAAAAAGTTTAGCTGATGCTGTGAAAAATGCTGTTAAAGAAGAAATGTCAGAACAAGCTTCAGCGACGGCTCAACAACAAACAGCTAAAGAAGCTTCATCGCCAAATAAAGTTCAAAAAGTAGACATGGTAGTTAATCCAGGTAGAGCTATCATGGACGGGATATTTGGAGGACTTGGTAAAGGTTTTACTGATGGGATTAATAGAGGTATTGAAGATGCTGTTGGTGTGGATATTCCAACTATGACTAGGATAACTAGTAATATGTTTTTACGCTATTTTGGCGTAGGTAAAAAAGCGCAATCAGATCCTAAAAATGAACAGAAGCGAGTAGAAGCTATTCTTAAAGATGGTGTTGATACTTTTATTAAAGTACATGACGCTAACACCAAAAAATCTAATGTTACTCCTCAATCAAGTACAATTACTCAAAAAACCGTTGTTACAAATCAACCTGTAACAACATTGACGGCTCCGTCCGTGATTAAATCTGCGCCTCAGCAAAAGACTACAGCGGCAACGTTACCTACTGCGATCGCAAGTCCAGTTACTACTGCACCAACAACTTCACCGATAACAGTAGTCACAACTCCACGCAAAACTACTACAGTAGTTTCTTCTGTATCTACTGCAAATAGGGTGGGTAAAAAACAACGCAATTTAGGGTTAGACGACGATTTAGGTGTTGATTTTGAAGCTGCTGGTGGTTCAGCAGCTAGAGGGCTATTACGGTTTTTTGGTATAGGGAAGAAAGCACAATCTGATCCTAAAGAAGAAAAAGCAAGAATAGAAGCAATTATCAAAGGTATGGTTGATGATTATTCCCAGCTTCAATCCTTTCAGGCTCCTGCTATCGTCACAAATACATTAAGTGGTATCAGTAATACTTTTTTGTTAAGTATTGATGAGACGCTTGAAGGGTTAGGTCAACAGTCCAAAGTTGCTATATCTAAAGCTGTTCGCAAAAGTTCACAAGGGGTTTTAAATAAAGCTTCTACTCAAGTTCAAAAAGCTGCAAATGCTTTGTTTAATGAAATAGAAGGGCGAGGCGGTGAATCTTTTACTCAAGTGGTGGGCAAACAATTAGCCACAGCAGCTAAAAGTGCCACTAATAATTTACTTAAAACTATACTTCCAAACACTTATTCAGTAGCTAAGAAATTTATATCTACGGGCGGAAATATTAGTCCTATTGGTAGCAATTCTTCTAATGTTGGCAACTCTGAAGCCAAGTCACCATCAGTGAGTAGTTCTTCTGTTGCTAGTTCTGTTCCTTCGATAAAATATACTCAACCCCTTCAAAATTCTTCTTTTGATGCACTTGGGCAAGCTTCCCTGAATTTAAGTAGCGCAGCTCAATCATTAAACGAATTTGCTTTGCAGTCAAAAATTACAAATGTTCAGTCACCAAATTTAAATAGTACTGTTGAGCAAGTAAAAACAGAATTGCAAACAGCACTGGATATTCCTGTAAATATTCCCAAAAAACCACAACCAGAACTTGAATTACTGCCTGTTGAAACCACTGCTAGTCAAGTACCACAGCAACTAAAACAGCACTTTGAAGCCATAAAAACTAATACATTAAAAAATATTGATTTGTCTAAGCAGTATGCTGAGGCAACTGCTAGAGAGAACGGTGAAGAATTAGTACCATTACAAATAGGAAAACCCAAAAAATCAGATGAAATAAAACTGCAAAAAGAAATATCTTTAAAGGGTGTTAGTGATTCATTCACGGGCATAAATCAATATTTTAATGCAGAATATAAAAAATTAAAATCTGAGTTTGACATAGTTAAATTAACGGGAACTTCAGCAGAAATTAAAGCTACAAAAGAGAAAATTAAAAACTTTATAGATAATACCAAGCTTGCAGTTGCAGACATAGATGCTATTGCCAAACAAGCCCAAGATGCTGGTTTTGACAAAACAATTAACAGCGATCTTAGTAAAGTTCATGCTGGGGGTAAGTCTCAACTCAAGTCCAGACAAACAAATGCCAAGGAATTGTTGGGCAAATTAAACACAGAAGAAAAAAATATTTTTGATAAGCAGCTTACCCACTATGCGCCTTTAGCTCAACAATTAGGTATTGATATTGACGCAGGATTAGCAAAAGGTGTTAAGCATGGCTCTGATGGTGTGTCTGATGTTGCCAGACAGATGCTTGATGACTTAATTGAAACTGTTGAAGCTAAGATGAAAATCCAGTCCCCATCTTGGGTGATGTTTGAGATTGGGATGATGATAGCTTCTGGGTTGTTCTTTGGGATGCAAAAAGGGAACAGCAAAGTGTCTGAAGGTGCTAGGAAAATGGTGACAACCGTTAAATCTGCATTTGACCCTCTTAATGATTTATCTAGCTTAGGCTTGGCGGGTACGTACATGATACCCAATTTAAGCGACATTAGCAACAAAGCCATGATTGCCATGTCTGCAACCAGTACAGGCTTAAATATGCTTGACAAGGTTGGGGAACATCATGCAGCTAACCCAGATCAGACTTTATTCCAAGCTACTTATGGGACAGCCAAAAACTTTGTTAAAGACGCAGTAACAGATAAGACTTTTACCCAACCCAGAGAAGCTGTTGACCATTTAGTTAATATCGCTAAATTTGGTACGGAACTCGTTACCCCACTGGGATTAAAAGCTTTCACTAATCCCATAGGGTCTGCTAACGATGGTGTAGCGGCTGCTTTCAGAACTATGGCGATCGCTAAGTCCTTAAAACAAGCACACCAAGATACTAAGCAACAAACACAACAAGACTCTACCCTGAATTACGCTAGTACATTCAAAAATGTACTTCCTCAATATTTAAAAGCAAATAAAATAGGACGCGCCGAAGCGTTAAAAATGTTTGGTGGTGGCTTAAAAGTCGTTCCTGATATGCACGGTAGTAACGACGCTAATCTGTATAACGCTGGGGCTGTGGCAATGGGAACAGCAGCTTCTCTGGGTAATGCAGCTATAAGTAAGTTTGCACCAGTAGCTAATTTTGTCCAGACAGGTAAGGATATTGTCAAGGGATTAGAACAGGGTATACTCAAGAATGCTGGTATTGCTACTAATGCGATCGCTGGGCTGGGCAATTCAATCCAATCCCAGATTAAGCAGAATATGGGTATTCAGTCACCATCAAAGGTGATGATTGCATTAGGGCTAATGATATCTTCAGGGTTAGCTATTGGTATTAGTTCCGGTGCAGTTAATGTGTCTGGTTCTATGAAATCAGTCATTGCTAATATTAATTCTGGAGTGGAAAAATACAAAAATATTAAGCAGTTTCTTTCTCAAGGTTTAGATAAAAACGCTACAAACATAATATCTCAAACAATTCAGTCATTGCAAAAAGATTTTGGTGAAAATAGTTTTATTGGCGTTGAATTAGATAAAGTTGAAAAAACCTTGAAGGGTAGTATAAGTAAGATCAATGATTTACTTTTATCAACGCCAATCGGAAAAAATTTGAATAAGTTATTTAATAATATAGAGCAAAAAATTACTGAATTTAATCAAAAACTAACCTCAAAAATTAAGAATATTTTTGAACAAAGCAATAATTTTAAAGAGGTTGGTACTGGTTTTATGTCTGTAATTGGACAAGGAATAACAAGTTCAGTTGATAAGCTTAAAATAAAAGTATTTGACACCTTTGAGACATTTTTCTCCAGCATGATGTCTCCATTTATTGATATTATTGCAAAAAGCGATAATTTTTCAGATTTTGGCATTAATTTATTTTCATCTATTGGACAAAACATAATAAATTCCTTCTCTAAAATACAAAATCTAATTATTGGTTCTGGTGCAAAAATAAAAGATGTATACAAAAATGTCTTACTGTCAGTGCAATCGGCTATTTTAACCAGCAATAACTTTAAAGAATTTGCAGTTAATTTGTTTTCACCTATAGGAAAAAGTATAGCAAACTTGAATGGCAATTTGTTAAAAACGATTGCTACTATAGGTAAAAATATTCTAACATCTGCAAAGAATATATTTAAGAACTTTTTGCCAGATGTTAACAATGTTCCTAATCTGAAGTTAAATTCAACTTCAGATTCAGATATGGCAACTAACCAACAACCATTAGAAGCGCCTAAGTTAACTACTGATTTATTGCCAGGACAATTAACTGGAAACAATTATAATAAATTAGCTAATTTGGTTTTGCAGCTAACAGGAAAAACTGCAAGCCAACGACAAATACCTTTGCTAGAAAAAGAGACTGACCCCAGCATGGCCGGAATGGCTGGGGCTTATTACCGAGGAGATAATAAAATACGTATACACGCAAAAGATTATGAAGCATTAATTTCATCAGATGTTAGCAAGTTGTCTGACGATCTTATTGATACAATATTACATGAGATGTTTCACGCTATTCAATATGATTTTGGGAAAATTAAAACAGTACAGGAAGCATCTATGTTTTCTCCATCTCCTACTCTTAAAGAGATGGCTAAATGGAGTAGTGTTTCAGAGTTTAGTGCCGATAGACGCAGAGGTAAATATTCTCCTGAAGTTGTTAGCGCAACCTTTGATTTGGAATTAGGTGCTTATAGTTTTGGAAGTAGATATACACAACAAGCTAAAGAAGCATTAAAAACAAATACTTCATTAAGTCAGTCTGTATCAGGATCTCCAAACCAAGTTGCCAAAGAAGTGCAACAACTACAACAAGCAGCGTTGAAGATTGGAAAGTCTCATTATAATGCTTTGGAGAAACTTCAGAAAATGAATCTATCTGATGAAGCGTATAACAAATATCATTCAATGGCTAATATTGTCCGTGACAAAGGTATTAGTTTTGCTGAATCTTTAGACAGCGTTGAAAGCTTATCTCCTGAAGAAGTCCAACAAGCTATAGAAAAATTTAATAAAATTGTTGATTACATTAACAATATCCCTGAAACAGTTAACCAAAAACCATTTGAAATAAATCATGAAAGACAAAAATCAAAGTCAACACCTGTAGCTAAAGTAGTACAGTCTAGCTCATTAGAACAGAGTAAACTACCAAAAGAATTACAACAAACAATACTATCGTTTAAGCAGACTTATCAAGATATTTCTGGTCAAATCAAAACGATGAATTTGCCAGACGATATTTACTCTCAAGCCCATAAAGCTATTGAAAAAGGTCATAACAAAGGTACTGAACTAATTGAAGTATTAAACAATATTCAAGACTTATCTCCTGAACAAGCTAATTCAGCTATGGAGAAATTTAATCAATATAGTGCTTACCTTTCTAATATTCCTACAACTATCAATAAGCTTATCAGCAAACCCGATGAAGTAGTTGCTCAACAGCAGAAAGCACCTGTTACACCAAGGGCTAGTCAATCAATCCAGCAAAGTGAATTTTTCAGGAATATCAGACAGGTAGTAAGTGGAAGTGCTAACTTAAAGGAATTAGCTACTAATATCATATCTGCAATAGTACAAAATATTTTAAGCTCAATTCGCAAATACGCATTATCTTTTATAGCAAAGGTAACTACAGGTTTCACGGATGTAACAGATCAACCAATTGAAGCTTTTAAACAGAATTTGCCTCAACAAGCCGGTCAAGCATTAACTAATACTTATAGAACTATTTCACCTATTCTACCCACGCAGTTTCAGGCAGTTGATATTGAGTCTCGCAAGTGGGAAACTGAGTTCAACAAAAAATTAAAACTCAACCAATCCCAAAACAAATTTAATCAATATATTCCTAGCATTCCTGTGAAGTCTACTGAAGTATTAACCAATGTTCACAGGGCTGTTTCTCCTATTTTACCTATACAATTCCAAGCAAATGATTTTGATTTCCATAAGCAGTTAAACAGCGGAAATAGTAATTTACTTAATAACCCTGCTGTAAATCAAGTAGTCAATACTGCCAAAAAACTCAAGTCTACAACTAGCTTCAAGGAAATAGGTTCTAATTTAATTTCTTCGTTAGGACAAGGATTTTTGTCTGTTAGCAGTGGTGTACTGGGGATAGTGACTGCGTTTGCTAAAGGCATACTAAGCGCGGTTAAAAAAGTATTTAGAATAGCGTCACCATCAGGTGAAGGCATTGATACCGGGGAAAACTTAGCTGGCAGCATGGGAATTGGTATTAACAACCAAGCCCAGACCGCTGTTAATGCTGCTAAAAACATGGCAGAAGACATTAAGAATGCAATTGCTGATCCTTGGGATACCCCTCTTCCAATGAACCTTGTGTTTAAGCAAGATTTAGATTTAGAAAGCCAGGCACAAGCCCATATTAAAGCCACCAAAGAACACTTCCAAAAACTCAAGATTCAAGATTTATTGTCTGACATTGGTGTTAACTTTGGTGCTGATTTTGGGCATGAAGGTATTGCCAGTAATGTTCTTTCTAGCTCTGATTTACTTGGCTATTTAAGCAACAAATCGGCAAGTCTCACTCCACTTCAAAGCACCGTTTATAATAGACTTGTTGATGATTTTCAGGAACAAAGAACTCTAGCTGCCCATCATTTTGCGATCGCTCGCGCTGATGGAAACTCAGTAGATCCCGCTGTTCTCAGAGGTCTTGACGCGGGCTTTAATTCTATATTGTTAAGAATAGTTGAATTTTCAAAAAGATTGGGGATAAAAGGGCAGTCAATTGACAAATTGTTAGCATCAAATCAGTCAGTTGTAAACACAGCAGCTTACCAGCCACCTAGATTTGTAGCACCTAAGACCCCAATACCAGAAAGACAGCCAGGACAAACAGACCAAGAATATAGTCAAGCTGTAAAACGCGCTTTAGCAGAAGATAACAATAATTATCGCAAAGCTAGAAACGCATACAATCGAATGATACTAGGCGTTAGCAATACCCCAACACCACGGAGAACCCAACTACCAGCCCTTCCTCCTGTTCCCGTTTATGTAAGAGAGATTATTGAACCCGTAACCAATGTACCACCAGTTCAGCGGACACAAACTACTATTCCTCCAATCCCAGATCCTTGGAACGATTCTGTACAGCAATTAGTTAACACTGTCAGACAAACAACAAGAACTCAGTTTCTATTACCTCCTGCTAGAGAACGCTTAAACATTAACTCGTTTGTACAAACTCAGTCTAATCTACAGAGATTAGCTAAAGAAATTGTTGCTCAACAACCGATGACGCAACTATCAAGACCCCAGCCACCAACAATACAGCGTACTATTCCCCCAATCCCAGATCCTTGGAACGATTCAGTAAAGCAACTAGTTAACACTGTCAGACAAACAACAAGAACTCAGTTTTTGTTACCACCTGCTAGAGAACGCTTAAACATTAACTCATTTGTACAAACTCAGTCTAATCTACAAAGATTAGCTAAAGAAATTATTGCTCAACAACCGATGACGCAACTATCAAGACCCCAGCCACCAACAATACAGCGTACTAGCCCAATAATTTTACCAAGAAACTTTGTACCCAATCCCAACGCACAGATACTTTCCAGTAAAAACTTTGTACTCAATCCAAATGCACAGATAATCTCATCTCAAAAGTTTACGCCTAACCCAAATGCACAAATAGTCTCATCTCAAAAGTTTACGCCTAAGCCTGATGCACAGTTGATTTTACCAGTCGTCCAAGGGTTGTCGCCAGCCATAAGATCAACTCATTCACTAGCACAAAATAGTATAAGTGCTTTAATTGCTGCCAACAAACAAATACAAGCTACTATTGCCGGGAATAAGGTAACGGTCTCTTCTCGTTTTGCACCCATACCAGATCCTTGGGCTACACCACCCTTGTCTACGCCACCTTTGTCTACGCAAACAGTCAAACAATTAAGCAATCAAATGGCTGGGCAATATGGTCCAATACCTGACTCTTGGCTAACATCACCGCGTTCTACTCAAGCGTTTAAACAAGTCGGTAAATTACTTATTGGACAAATACCTGCTACACTTTCATCTACCGTACCATCCCTTATCCCCCAACCTGCTGGTACTACTGCGCCAAAATATGTTTTCCCGCCTCAAACTCTTGGAAGTACCGTACCAGCATACACATTTCCTGTTAACCCAACTCCAAAACCACCTATAGCACCTGTACCACCCATACCACCAACATTATTAGATCAATACTTAAATTTAGGTACTGATTTGGTGACAAATATTTTTAATGCCGTTAGTGCAAGCATCCGCCAAAGCACTTTATCTGGTTATGCTTCATTGGGTCAAGTCATGCGGAATGCCGTTAACGCAGCTTTGTTTTCTTTAGCGGATACGCTTAAACAACCACTGCATCAAGCTTTATTGTCTCAAACCAGGAGTATATTGCCTTGGTTCTTAAAATTTATACCTCACAGTTTTCAACTACTTCCTAAATTAAGTTTTGCCATACCTTTTGTTGGTGGCATGGTATTAAGGTTTGGTAATTCAATTGTTAAGAATTTATTAGAAAACAATATTTTGAAAGAAGGTGGTTTTTTAACAAACTTATTGAGTTCTATTATTAGGGTAGATTTATCAGCTTTATCAGGAACCAAAACTGCTGGTGTTACAGGGTTTTTAAATAATATTGTAAGTCCAGCACCTCTGCTGCTCGGTTCACAATTTAATCCATTGCTGGCACTAGGGATATCAAGTGCAAGCCCGTTTTATGATGCTTTTAGTGGCATTTTAGGACTAGATAAATCAGTGAAACCCAACCCCAAAAAACAAGCACCTACTATTGAACAAGTATTACAAAACCAGACTAAAATCAACAGAGAAAAAGCTCTCTTGCGTGATGTCAAGGAAGTTGGCACTAGCACTAATATCAGTACAGGAGTAGGACAAAATCTTACTGCTTATCCAGATGCTCAAAGAACCAAAGCAGAAGAATCATTAAAACGTGCTGTTGAGTCAGGTAAAGCAATACCAAAATTAGATGAACTTACCAGGAAAGCATTAAGAGAGCGTGGTGTAAGTAGTTTAGTTCGTAATCAAATGGATTCTGCTGAGTTGCTTGCTGAACGGGAAAATATACTTAAGAATCCTCTTAACGCTACCAGTAAAGAACGTGACTTTCTCTTGTACACAGCAGACATAAAAAAACTTAATGTTGCTACGATAAAAGGACAAGAGAAAAGGATTATCTCTATCCTTAAAGAACGGGGGAAAAGTGATCAGGATATTGAAAATATACGAAATTCAGGTACAGATGGATTATTTGATGTTGGTGATGATTTAATAAAGAACCTGCCTACAATTACAAAACAGCCTACTGCTACACAAACAGTTCAGCCACGCACTTCTAGTGCCAGTATTGCTAGTAAAGAACTAGTAGAAAACTTAGGAAATACTTTACTAAACAGTGTTTTAAATAATCTTGATGTTCCTGTCATTCCTAAGTCTGTAATTCAAAGAATGATTGGTAAAAAACTAGGAGAAAGATCAGCAACAATAGCAGATGCTATTAATGCGTTTGGAATTGAAAAAAGTAAAGCTGAACAAGTATTAACACGGAATCTTGAATCAGGTAACACAAAAAGATTAGATGGACTTACTAAACAAATATTAAGAGAGCGTGGTGTCACTAAATCTGCTCGTGATGCTATGACACCGGAACAATTAGCCGCAGCCCGTGACAGCGTACTCAACAATCCTCTTGATATAACCAAAAAAGAACGTGATTTTTTGCGATTTGAAGGAGATTTGGAAGCTAATATAGGCAAAAAAGGATTTGATATTACACAGAGAACAAGAGAAGCCAAGCTTATCCGCATTCTTAGAGAGCGTGGAGTTAGTAATGCAGAGATAAAAAATATTAGGCAATCCAATGGACTGAACGATCTTGCTGCTGATTTAGTTGCCAACCCCCGCACAAGCACCAAAGGATTTATGGGTAAGCTCACAGAAGCTTATGCTAGTAATGACCAGGATGCAATGAAGGAACTAGTCAAGCAGGGGCTAAAAAGGGCTGGGATGTCTGCTAAACAAATTGATGCTATTAACCCCAAGCTTTTAGACACAGCTACCGCAGGATTAATGACTACATTGAGCGGACTACAGGTCAAGTTCAGGGAAAAAGGCTTTGACATGGGTAAAGCTTTGGCAAAAGGCTTTGAAGATTCAATGGTGAATTTAGCTAACGCCAAGGATGACTTGGAGTACAACGCCAAAAAAGCATTAGGGCAGGCTAATTTTGGTGACTCCGTGGGATTAATATTCCGCCGTATGTTTAGGGGTACAGCAGCCACTCAAGGACAATTTACAGAAATGTACAACCAGATGGGATCTGGGGTTAAGAAGTTGATGTTTGGTGGCTCTAAGGATGGAGACGAGATGTTCTCCAACGTTCTTCAATTCTTTGGCTCAATTGCTACCACTTTGATGCCTATCCAAACTATGATAGGTGCAATCACGCCATTGTTATTACCTTTAGCTCCAATCATTACAGGTATAGGCATGGCTGTAAACATGGTTGCACCTCACGTAGCTAAATTAATAGATGGTATTCAAAGGGTAGAGGTGCTACAGAGAAGATTTAAGTTTTTAGGCGGATCAACAGAGGGCGGAAAAGCAGAATTTAATTACGCAAAAGATATTGCCAACAAACTTAATGTGCCTTCAGAGGTAGCTGCCAACTCTTATTCCCAACTAGCGATCGCAGCTAAAGACAGCAAGATGGAAGGTCAAGGGGTTAAGGAACTATTTGAAGGTATCACCTCATCTTTAAGCGCGTTAGGTATTAACGGACAAGATGCTAGTTTAGTTTTCATGGCATATACACAAATATTGGCTAAAGGCAAATTATCCATGGAAGAACTCAGACAGCAGCTAGGTGAAAAATTCCCTCCTGCCATGGGTGTATTTGCCAAAGCCATGGGTGTATCAGTGCCAGAAATGAATGCCTTGGTAGCATCTGGTAGTGTTTTGTCCCAAGATATTTTACCTAAAGTAGCCAAAGTATTAAAAGAAGATTATGGTAACGCTGCTGCTGATCAAGCCGGGGGACTAGTAGTTGCACTGAACAAACTAGGTAATGTAGGCTTTGAGATTACAACAATATTTACTGATAAACTTGGTGGCACACTAGCATTCTTTGTAAACAGCTTTGCTAATATTTTAGGCGTACTTAGCGGTGCATTAAAAGATTTAATACCACTAGCCCAATCCTTTATGATTGGATTTGCGGCCACAATTAGCATAGGATTAACAATCATTCTTTCTAAGTTTAAGCCATTCTTAGTTGTAATGACAAGCTTGCAAAGCTTCTTGTTAGCTACCTTTTCCGCTATTACCACCAATATGATGCCTATGGTTATTGGTATAATGTCTGACGTTGCTGATGGTTGGCTAGGTGCAGAAAGAAATCTCATGGACAATATGTTCCAGGGTGTCAATAATATGATTGTCACTGTTTTTGGGACTATAGATTCAGTTATGCGTTCCATGAGCGAAAACAAGGTTAGTTTTTCTTCTGTTTTTGGCAATTTAATCCAAGGCGCACAACAGGCTGGTAATATTATGGAATGGCTTAAAGGAGTGTTTGCAGGATTCTTTAAAATTATTCCATCTGGATTGGTAGAACTACTCGCTATAGTATTCATGCTAGAACAGGGGACGGGCTTAATGGTTATGGCTCTGTGGCCTGCTATTAAAGGCTTGTGGGGTGGCATTACCGGAATATTTGGTGCTACAGCAAAAGCATTTTATGGAGTAATGGGGACAATTCAAGCCGTTACTGAACTCATGATGACATCTTCTGCTGCTGCTGGAAATGCTATGAACGATGTGGCGGTTAGGAACGCAAGAAGTATGGCAATAGTTCAGGGGGGGCTGGCCTTCTTGAGTAAAGCGTTGTTGCACTTTAGCATAGGCTATGCTGCTCTCATGTTCTCTAAGGGTGACTTTAGCGACCCTATGAGAGAATCAATTAATAAGTCTACCGCAGACATTAACAAACACTTAACTGATGTCAGACTAAATATCAACAAAACCACCGAAGCGTTTAACAAAGCCACTAAATCAGTAGAGGAACTGGGTAAGGGCATTGCTAACGCTCTACCATCCAAGGGTGTGCAACTAGACATTAGAAGTCTCTGGGGTGGTGGTGACTGGAAATGGGACGATGCGGTACGGGAAACTAACGCGAAATACAGAACAGATGGTAAAGGCGGGAGTCCACAGGGTCCAAGCGCAATGGATGTTATAGGAACTGGTGCTTTATATGCCGGAGGCGCTGGATATGGTTATGCTGCTGGTGCTAAAGCAACAAAAGCAATTGTAGACCTTGCAGCAAAAACAGGCTCAATCTTAGCCTCAAATGCAGCACTAGGGTCGGCGACTGGATCACGTATGGCTGTTCCTCTTTTCGGCAAACTTGCTACAGCAATAGCTCCTGTGGTTGCTATGATGGGACCTTGGGGTTTAGCGATCGCGGGACTTATCGCTGCTATAGGACTAGCTACTGTGGCTCTAGACTTATTTGCTCCCAAGATTACTGAAGCACAACTAAACAACGCAGAAAACCAGGGTGGGTTGCCACCTGAAATTAAACAGATTATCAATGCCAAGAAAGAAGGTGAAAGATTAGATTTAGCGTCACAACAGGTTATTAAGCTTTATAATGATCAGAAGTTGAGCAATGAGCGACTACGCGAATTTGCCAACTCAGTAGGACTAGATGGCAACCCCAATAACTTTGTTGCACCACGGGTTGCTACTATGCCTGAAAAACAAAGGAAAGAATTTGAACGTACCGATAAAGCAAAAAACATTAATACTGACATTGAAAACAAAAGAAGATCACTGAAAGCAATAGAAGACAATGCAGACACGGAAGTTGAAAAGTCAGCAGCAAGATCAGGAGATTCCTACAAGAAGGTACAAGCCGAACTCGCTCAACTTGAAAAAAATAAAAAGTTGATGCAGATATCTTTTATGGCTAGTTATGGCAATAAGTCAAACATGGATGCAATTGATGAGCAGATTAAAGCGAAAGAAAAAGAGATAGCAGATCATCGTTCTACACACCAATATATCTATACTAGAGTAGGTAGACGTGATCCTGAGAATCGAAAACAAATAGCAGTAAGAAAAGGATTAAAAGAAGAATTAGAGAACTTAAAAAAACAAAAAGCCACCTTGGAAACAAATATTGGTGCTTCAGCCCAACGCAGACTTGACTATGATGAGATCAAGAATATTGACGCTAGACTCAAGAAAGCTGCTACTGAGTTTGTAGACTTGCAAGAACAACTAAGAACAAACCCTAGCTCTGCTTTACGCGCTAAAGCAGGAACAACCAGGGAGCTGATTAAACAACTGCAAAAACAAAGGGAGAAATTTGTTGACAGCTTTGGCGACCCCACACCCGCACTCAAGAGATCGATCAAAGATATCAAAGATAAGATAGCCGAAGTTCAGACCAAGAGCGATGTTCCAGAAGCACAAAAGAAGGTTACTACTAAGCAACTTAGAGAAACGCTAAATCAACTTCAAAAGATGTTGGCGACTGCAACTCAGTTTAGTGTTGCAGAAATATCTGAAAGTATGTACACTCAGGCAACCAACGCACTCAAGGACGCTGAGACTAAGTACAATGCAAACATGAATGCCAATAAGATAGCATCGAACCTATCCCAATCCAGGATTTACGGCAAAACTAACCTGACATCTCAACAGATTGCTCCTGAATTATCCAGGCAACAAATCAAGGATTTAGAGACTCAACAATCTGAACTTAATAAGAATTTAACAGTCAAGGAATCTAACCTCAAAAATCTGAATGTTGCCCTTGCATTAGGGGTCGGCGACATGGCTGGGCTGACATCAGAAATAGAGAAGCTACAGCAGGACATCATGAAGGACAAGGAACAGATTAGCCAAAATGTCCTTGAGATTACCAAAGCCCGACGCGAAGCTAATCAAGCGTTAATTGACCAGACTAAGCAGGTAGCGGAATACTACCGGACAAATATTAGAGAATCTGAATTAGCTGTTATTGAATACAAAAAAGCCATTGTCAGTATCAAAAACCTGGGATTCGCTAACAGGTTGAGACAGGCATTGATTGGGGCGGGAACTAACATTGTTACTGAGTTTGTAGAAGGTTTAATTAATATATTTCAGCAACTTGGTGAGATTGAAAACATCAGAATTGATCAGGAAAGACAAAAACTAGAATACCGAAATAGTATTACAGACATGCAGTTAAGAATGTCTGAATTACAGCGTAGTATTCCTGGTTTAGACCCCAATAAACTTGGCCAATTCAATCAATCCTTAAAAGGTATTGGTGGCACTTTATTGGACATTGGTAAAGAGATTGAGCGCATCAACAAAATGCTAGGAATAGATGTGGTTAATTCTACCAACGGGTTAAACATGGCACTAACAAAAGTGTCTAACACATTTTCTAATCTTAACTCCATGCCTAGCATTGTTATTTCATTGCCAGGCAATCCTAACACGCCTGTACCTCCTTCGCTACACCCGCCCATTGATCGAATTATACCTATATCTAATCCTAAAAAACCCAACAACGATCCGTATGAGTGGATGGGAATACCAACAAAGCAATCAGAATTACCCGCCATTAATCCGACAGCGATCGCATCCATGAGTAAAGGGATCTTAGTGGCAGGGATTGCCAGTGATGTTCCTTACCTACCTCCACAGCCTCAACTAGTGGCTCAAGCCCCGCCTGGTGGCAAATCTGCAAACAAACCCAAGCCTCCCAATAATGCCATTGTGTCCCCGATTGGTGGAATGAATATCTCTGAATTTAATAAGAAAAATTACTCAGTTGATTCAAGTCTCATTATGAGGTTTTATGTTGATCAAAATCAAAAAGTGCTTTCATCTGTCGCGGGGACATTAGTAAGGGTGAACGCAAATACAGTAGAATTGCAAAAAAACATTAATGGAAAATTACTAGCAATCAGGTACGGAGGACTTAATATAGACAAAAACATCAAGTTCAACAAAGACAACAGAGCATCTGTCACGGCTGGACAAGTCTTAGGTACGCGGACTAATTGGGCGGGTACAGAAAGCAAGGTTGGTATTTCCGTAACAATAGATGGTAAAACAAAAAATCCTAGTAAGTTTTTCCGAGATGCAGTTGAGGGGAGGCGGCGAAACCCTATAACTAAATTTGGTAATTGGCTATTCGACAAAATAGATCCTGATACTGAAAAGCTGGGTTTAGTTCCACAAAATGTTAGTCCATCCTGGCTAAAAAATCTTAGAACAGGCGTTGGCAATCTTGGAAGAGGCGTTGGTAACTTTGGAAAAGGAGCATGGGATATGACGACTTCAGTTTTTGGATTTGGTAAAAAAGTAATTGAAAATAGTCCGGGCTATAGACTTGCAGAACAAATTCCAATAGTCCGAGCAGTAAAAGAAACTTATGATGAACAACAAAAGAAAAATCAACGACAAAACACCAACAACAAAACACCAACAAAAACACCAACAAAAACACCAACAAAAACACCAACAAAAACACCAACAAAAACACCAACAAAAACACCAACAAAAACAAAAACCCCTCAAGACACTGCTAGAGACCTAACAAAAAAACAGATAAGAGGGCAAACGGTTGATCCCAAAACACAACAACAACTTATCCCTCAAGCGGCTACTGCTAATGCACGGACAAAGACACAGTTAACAAAGGAACAAATTAGACTCTCAAAGGAACAGGAGAGGGCTGCCATAATCAAAGCACTAACGGATCTGAGAAAATTAAGAATAAAGACTGAAAACGAAAAAGATGATACAGACCTACGTAGACGACGACGTGAACTAACTACTAGGAAGATACTTCTTGATAGTGACCCTGCTGCTACTGAACAGAAAAAATTTGATTTAGCATACGCAGAGGAATCACTCAGGATAGATGAAGAAAGTAATAGTCTCAGAAAGATTGTTCGCGCATCTCGAATGCCCAATCTGTCTGGAGAAGAAATTAACACTTTGGTTAAGCGACTTCAATCACTTGGCATAAAAACGGACGGGAAAGAATTGCAAAAACTCTATAGTGCTTTGCAAAGTTCCAATACCAAAGAAGCCCAATCAGCCCAAAACCAATTAAATGCCCTGATAAAAAACAAGCCTATTATCCTACAACGGCTTAAAGATGATTTTAATATTAGGCGAAAAATATCACAAAACACTCGTACGTCTGACAATCTTGGTATTGATATAGGCGTACTGCAAAGTCAGCTAGAGTTGCTTAAACAAAAAGAAAAATCGTTCCCATTAAATAAAGATATATTGCAGATACCATCAATGGAGCGGGTAGTAGCGATCGCTAGTTTACAAAATCAAAAACTAAAATCTGAGAATGAATTACTAGAGCAACAGAGAACTAAGCGGGGATCAATGACTAAAGAGGACTTTGAGCGCAGAAGAAAGGCGATTGAAACAACCTATAAACTAGGAATGGAAAAAGTTGATATGCAGTACAATACTGACAATTTAGCCAAACAAATTGAACGAGAAATAAATGCTTTAGATGTTAAAATCTTGATTGAGGATGTTGGTATTAAAAACTTAGATTTACAGGCAAAGATGTTTGCAGCCACAGCCGCAGATGGCATGGTAGATGTTGCTAATATTTCTAAGCGGGCTACCCTGGAACAAGAAAGTGCATTAAACAGACTTAACAGAGAAATCCTCGATACCCAAAACAACACTAAACTCACCGCAGAACAAAGGCAACAACGCATAGATGCTCTCAAGGCAAACAGTGGACTTGAGTTAGGTGCAATTAGAAAACAATCTGAGCGCGATACTCGCAAGGGTGAACTACAAAATCAAAAAACAGAATTAGATACTAGGATCAAAGTATCTGATTCCGCTAAAACTGTATTAGAGAGTAAAGGTAATATTGCTAAGGCACTAGGACTTGACCTGGCTGGGGAAAGAATTGATAAGCAGATAGCCCAAATTAATTTAAGCCATGAGTACGCACAGAAGAAGATGCAACTAGAACAAGATGTTGAAAATATGAAAATCAGCAATGAAAATGCGATCGCGCTTAGAGAAAATTTAGATGCGGAAATGGCATTAAAATCAGAAGCTATTAAGATTCAATATTCAGAGTTTAGTCAGGTTCTCAAGTCTTTCACAGGTGGCTTTAAGAGTGCCCTTAAAGAATTTATTTGGAACAAAGAAGGAGATAGTTGGGCTGATTCACTGGATAAGCTTTGGAAGGGAATATCTAATACCATTCTTGATAGTTTGGCTGAAATTGCATCCAAGTACATGACCGATGCACTCTTTAGCTGGATACAACCACCAACCCAGAATCTAAACACAGCAGCATTGCAACTACAACAAGCAGCCGCGTCTCTGTCTGCAATTGGTAGTAATTCCCCTATACCTGATTTCCCCGGTATGCCTGGTTCTAGTGTTTTTAGCACCATGGGACTTGGCAATATTGATTCCTTTTCCCCAGGTGATTTTGATTTTAGTTCTTTTGGTTTTGATGCACTAGGATCTGCTGACTTTGGCTCACTGAACCTCTCAGGATTTGCTAAGGGTGGCATGATTGATGAAGATACCCTGGGTAAAATCCAGAATTTTGCTAACGGGGGGATTGTGGGAGCAATGAACAAAGAACGCTCTCTCACTGGTAAGACACCCCACTTGATAGTAGCTTCTGAAGGTGAGCGTATTCTTAATCACAGGGAAACGGCTGTTTGGAATAGATTGCAATCTGGTATTACTGGTTTTGCCGATGGTGGTATAGTCGGTGGTGGTAAAGGTGAGATGGCTTCAAGGATTGGTAATACTACTACCGTTAATGTCCCTGTCAGTGTATCCGTAAGTGGCAATGATTCAGAGGTTGATTCTAACAGGTTGTCACAGACTGTACAGGCACTTGTGAGCGACGGTATTCGCAGGGAATTAAGACCCGGTGGTTCTATCAGTAGAGGTAATCCTTATAAGCGGTAATAAAAAGCGGGTAAATCCCGCTTCCGTGTTTATTCCGCTAAGGGTAGATTTGCTAATTCAGGGATCGGGGGGTTCTGAACAAACTCTGTAATTACTTCCTGAACTACGCTCTCATTAATCTTGAGTGTTTCTATTAGCTCCTCTAAAGGTGGCAATTCTTCAAAATCAGGTTTAAAGTTAGTCACTTTTCTTACCTCCTCTGGGGGCTGCCATCCCCGCTGCTCCTGATCCTAATGCCAGCGCCACGTTGTATGCACCGTTGACTTTACTGTCGTTTGTGTTTGGTGTTACAAGAACCGTAACTACAATCAATGCACTGAATAAGCCTAGTGTTAATGGTATTAAATCTTCTTTCATATCTAGAGACTGGGTAAAATTGGTGATTTTGAGTAGTATTTGACGCATTTGCAATTTGCCCGACATTGACAATTTTCTCCTGGGTTGGGCAACGTTCCAATCTTTACCCAACCTACACCACTATAACGCACACAATCATCGCAACTATGGAAAGCTGCTAAAACCCTTCTTTCCCACAAGAACCCATTTCTTGCGTGACCTTCTAGCCTGCCATCTTCATAGAAGTGTCTGGTTTTGTTGTAGTACATCTGCACCCTAGCTAGTATCTGCGCTTCTGACAGATTACCCTGGATGATGTCACGGGAAAAACCACGCAGATATTGGTATTGCAAGTTTACCTTACCACTTATTTCGGCATGGTCTCGCCAATCCATTTGCTTGATGCCACCTATACCTAATGAGTATTGGTAGATGGCTAAATTCCTGATGGATTGGGCTGTCTTCTGTTCCCACGTACTGACATTAATTTTACCTGATAGCAAATCTTTGGTAATTTTGTTGCCTACCTGTAATTCGTATTCTATGGCTTTCTCTGTAATTCTGACTACATCCTTCTCTCTGACAAATTGCCCTTTCTTATTGCCATTTGCATAGTGGTATCGTTGGCTATTAGCATTCCAGTAAAAGCTGTTTGATTCCTGAGCAGACTTAGTTGCCCAGGAACTATACTTTTTTTCAGCTACGTTCTCCTCTGTGTCTACACTGGTTTCTAGTGACTCTAAAGGAACAATTCCTGCTAGTTCCCTCATCCGGTTAACTACTGCTAAATCCTCGCCGCTGAAAGTACCACTGGTCACGCAATTATTGACAACACTTAAAAGAGCGATCGCGTCTTCATTGTCTTGAGTTTTGACGGGGAAAACACCGTAGTCTTTTTGCTCACCAAAGTTAAATTCAATCATGGGACGGATCACCTTTTCAATTAAGGTGTCTCCCACTAATTCCATCTGTGACTTGATTACCAGTTCTAAGATATTTCTGTGACCAGAGTTGAGATTACTGTCACCACTACCACTCATGCCCATACCTGTAACAGTTTTAGGCACTAGCCACGATAGCATAATCATGGACTCTAAGTAACTAAGTATATTAATCCAAAAATCACCATTGGTTTCGTTGGCAACCGCAAATATCTCATCGGCAATATCAATTACTGCAAAAGCATTAGTCCTGCTTTCAGCAAGATTTTTAGACATTACGTAACCTTGGTTATACAGCTTAGGCTCTCCTGTCACAGGATCTAAATAGGGAGAACCTGTATCCGGGTTAATCATGACTGCTGAATTATTCGCTGTGTCTGTTTTACCAACCAGCATTTTACCCTGGGTTTCACTAATGATTGCTAAACAGGCATTGATGATTTTAGTTAATTGCCAGAAGGGGTAAGCTTTACGACAGGTTGCTACTCCATAGGGATCGCCACCCAATGCTAGGTATGGCTGATTAATTAAATGAATGCCATTCTCATAGGGAATATAAATATCAACATTTTTTAAATAGTGGACTTGCTTGATGTTGCCAGAATAGCCTTCAAACCAATAGTAGCGGGGGTCAATGGTTCTGATTTTATCCAAATAAGCTTTGCGTTTTTTAATGGCATAACTGACTTCTGAGAACGACCTACCAAAGGGAACAAAGGTTAGGATTTCTGCAATTACACTTGACCAACTCCCATCCATTCTGTTGATGGAAGTTAATACAAATTCCTGAATATTCTCGTCAAAGTGCTGATACTTTCCCATCATTGAAACACCTAAAAGCGTCCGCAGATCGTTAGCTGCTGAAGCCACAGGGGACTCTTTAAGCATTTCTGCATATTTATCTACTGGGTTCTGATCAGATTGTCTAATTACCCCAATCCAAGTAGAAACAAGTGCCTGAACTGCGGGTGATAATAATGTTGTGTTTAGCATATTTTTTTATTAATTAATATTAGATATGCTATCATATCTAATAAGTAAAATCCGACTTTTTCCGATCAAAGATGATTAATAATTTAATCAAAGAACAAATTAAAAATATCCTTAATTCCCAGGCTGATATTCAAATTGAGTCCTGTGGATTGGTGCTAGGTGGCTTGCTAAAAACCAGTGTTGTTGCACTGAAAAACGTGCATCCAGATCCGGTAAATAATAGCAGGATAGATCATAGGGACTTGTCAAAATTTAGCTATGATAATGTCAAGGCATTTTGGCATACTCACTTAGATTCCCATCCCAATCACTTCACCCATACTGATATTGAGATGAGTCACCAAACTCAAAAACCTATCATCTTGTATCATCCGCACTCAGACGCTTGGGACTACTACGAACCTAACAACCCTAACCCGTTTCCGCTTAAATATACACAACTTAATCCTAAACAAACAGAATTTTATCAAAACATACCCTTTCAGTGGGGACGTTCTGATTGTTTCTCAATAGTCAGAAGGTATTGCTTAGGCGTACTTGGGGTTGACCTTGGGGAATTTACTCGAACTAATACTGACAATTTTCCCAGTAAAAACTATAAGTGTCCACTTGATGTTAATAGAGAATTAATGCTTATGCCACCAGGCATGAAAATTAAGCAACATGACATCTTTGCGATCGCGCTTAGAGATGGAACAGAACCAAATCACGCCGCAGTATTAGTTGATGCAGAACAGAACCTAATCTTACACTCAATGTCCCCACAATCCTGTAGCAAGATTGAACCTTATGGAAGATATCTAAGGCAAAGAACTGTGGCTCACTACCGATTAAAACGCTTATGCTAACAACAATAAAGTTAAATGGGATCTTAGGTGTTGAGTTTGCACCGGAAATAAAAGGGGAACTAAATACACCCCAAGAGGTTGTTAATTTTCTGTGCTGTAATTTCCCTGACTTTAGGCACTACGTATTAGGATCTGAGTGGCACTACACAATGGTAGTGAAGGGCAACAATTGGGAACGCTACATCATAGAAGATTCCCCGTCTGTCATACTGCCTGTTACCGGATGCGTAGTAGAAATTACCCCAGTAGTTGAAAGTTCAGGACGCACCTTAACCAGTATCGCCATGATTGGTATTGGTATTGCACTGGTAGCCACAGGAGCAGCAACCGGGCTAGGCATATCTTTGATATTAAGCGGTGCTACATCGCTGCTTAGTTCTTTGATTAACGGCAATCCTAAGAAAGAAGAAGCTAGATCAACCTTCTTTCAAGCATCAGGCTACAATACCAAAGAAGGAACACCTATACCACTGGTTTTTGGTGACGTACTGGTAAAAAACTTTCAAGTATTGTCACAGGAAATTAGTTCACCAACTTTTCCGTTTTCCGATCCAGCAACCAAAGAACAGGACTACGCGGATTATGCCAAATGTCCAGTTTTGCTGATAGAAGATTATGAGGAAGATAGCACAAATTATCCAGATCCAAGTCATGTAGTTACCTTTACTGTGAAAACTACAACGTTAAAATCCACTATTCCGACTGGAGAAATATTACAACTAGTGCGGTTTTCTGGTAACAAACCATTTATTTCTTACTATGATCCTTATCAGGAAGATGGCATAAATTTTCCCACAAAATTTGTTACAACAAGTCCATTTAATATTGGTGATACAAAGCTATATTGCAATCCAGATGGCTATAGTGAAGAGGAATTAGATTATTACTCAAATTTCATCAGTCTAGCTAAAATGCACTATAAACAGCTAACGATTTTGGTACAATCTCAAGTTTATCCATAAATATTATGTCTAAACCAATTATTGATCCTATTACCGGAACTACTGATGATACTGTTAAGTTATTGTTAGGAATCTGTGAAGGTGAAATAGAAGGCATTGAATCAGCTAAGGATGTCTATTTTGATAAAACCCCCTATATTAACAATAACGGCAGTCCCAATTTTAAGGATGTAAACATAGACAGTAGCAACGGGGGGAAAAATCCGGTGCTGCCGTGGATGTCTTCAATGAATGGAAGTTTTAACTTTAGTGGCACGTACAATGTCAACCCAGTTAATTTAGTCGTCAAAAATGATGGAGTTGGAATAACCAGAAGCATTACAAATGCTGACATTAACAAAATCAAAATTAGACTTAGTTTTTTAGCGGAATTTGTTAACAAAAGTGGTGACAGATTAAAAACAGATATTTGTTTTAGCGTTGCCATTAAGGAAGGAGTTAACGGTGTTTTTGTTGACCGAATTTCTAAGTGCATGATTGTCCGCTATCCAGATTTTGTGACCTTTGAATTTATATTTCCTGTTGATTCTAGCAAGGATTATTTTGAAGTTAGAGTCAAAAAAACTGGTCCAGTAGAGCCGCCCAACCCTGATGACAGAGAAGATAAAGAAACCGTAGTTGTAAAATGGGCTGATTACACAGAAATAGCTGAAGACCAGGTTTTATACTCAAATACTGCGCTACTGGCACTGGGATTCCCTGCCAAAACCTTTCAGTCAACTCCAGAAGTTTGGGTAAAGGTTAAAGGTATCAAGGACTGCAAAATACCCAGCAATGCAACCATCAACGCAACCGACAGGGGGACAGACTTTAATGGCGGCTGGAATGGAACGCTGTACACACCCACTAAAGCAACCGCAGATCCCGCCTGGATTGTTTACTATTTACTGACTAACCCCAGATTTAGATTAGGTATACCGGAATCTTACATTGATAAATTTGCACTCTATCAATGCAGTGTGTACAACAACCAATTTGTTTCTGACGGCGGCGGAGGAACGGAAAGAAGGTTTTTATTCAACACCATCCTGGGTTCTGGCGGGCAGGAATCGGTGTTAGAAATGGTGCGGGCTGTTTGTTCCACAATGCACGCAAAGCCTTATTGGAATGGCTCACAAATCAGCTTTTGGCAGGAGCGCCCAATGAGTGCCTTACCAAAAATACTGACTAACGCAGATGTAGAGGAAGGAAAATTTGTTTACCAAACCAGAGAGCTAAATGCTGTAACTACTGTAGCCAAGGTATCTTACCAGTCAACTATTGAGGACTGGGAGCTAGTCCCAGAGATTGTTGAAGAACCAGCTTCTATTGATAGGTATGGATATCAAACGGAAGAATATGCACTATTAGGAGAAACTAGGCGAGCCGCTGCTATTAGATCAGGACGCAGGACTATTTTAAGTTCTTTACCTAACGTCATTACCTTGACCTGCAAGATTAGGGCGCGGGCTATGTTTTTTCAACCCGGCGATGTGATTCAAGTATCTGATACCGCTAGGAACAAAGTCAGAGTTGGGGGATTGGTGTCTGCGGTCACAGCCAATAAAATTACTTTAGACGCACCTATCACACTGACTGCAAATACAGGAAAAAAGATTTATTTAACCCTTCCTGATGAATCCGTAATTGAGAGAGCGATCGCTAACCCCGCAGGAACTTTCACGGAAATTAATCTCAGTACACCATTGACCACATTACCGATTGTTCACTCACCATGGCAGATAGTAGATGAAATTAGCAGGGTAAAGCTATATAGGATCACAGATGTAGCACCTGATTCTGAAAATAGATCCTTGTTTGAAGTAACCGCAAAAACCTACAGTGAAGATTTTTTTACCCAAGTAGAAACAGGAATCAAGATACCCAAAGATATCAATCAAAACCCACTACCGACAGAAGTTGCACCACCTAATAATTTTTCTGTAGAGCTAATAAAAATTAACATCAATAATATTGATACTTATTCTTTACTAGCTTCATGGCAACGACCTTATAGGGAAGATTTTGGAACTAAGCTTAGTGTTTCTAGTCTGACTGTTTTTAATGGTAGTGCGATCGCGACCACAACAGCCAATCACAACTATCAAACCAATGATTTAATTCAAATTAGTGGAGCGGATCAATCAGCTTACAACAGCAGATTTATTATTACAAAGATCAGTAATACTCAATTTAGTTTTACTGTTTCAAATTCCGCACCAAGTCCAGTCACAGGAAGTATTAATAGTGTAAGATTGATAGAAGAACCTTACATCAAAAACTACAGAATACAATACAAAAAAAGTGAAGGATCTGAATGGAATAGCATATTAGAAACGGCGGAACTTTCAGCTAGATGGGACAATTTAACCATTGGCGATTATATTGTCAGAATAGCGGCTGTAACCACAAATAACAAGGTTAGTATCTTTATTCAAGCTAACAATCTTGGTGCTAAGTTAGTCTCTTCTTTTAATAACAAAAACAACTCATTCTTTGCAGGAGAATTTTAATGGCACAGCCTTATATTGGACCAAATGGAAACACACAGTACAGAGAGGCAGATGGCGATGGCAGTTTAGCCACGCCTTACATACCAGCATTTACAGTTGCTAATAACTTAGTTGTCAGTAATCCTCGATATTTTTCTGAGGTTACTGTCACTAAACCAGCCACAACAACAGCTTATGATATTAACAAAGTTTATGGCAATCTATTCCAAATTCCTAATATTGGAAATAGTGGGGGGATCATTGAATTAACCAGTGTGAGCATTGTCTTTGACTTAGCAACCCTACCCACTGGTATGAGCGATTTTGCGCTGTACTTATTCAATTCTAGTCCTACAACCACATTTGCTAACAATGAATTATTTAGCGTTCCTACCAACAACAGAGCATCCTTGTTAACATTAAATGGAATTAACTTAACCGCAAACTTAACCAGGGGCGGGGGAACGGTTGTAGCTGAAACAATCTTAATTAATTCAACATTTAAGTTAGCTAGTGTCAGTACGTCTTTATGGGGATACTTGGTAAGTTTATCTGCTTTTAGTCACAATGCTAGTAGTAGTTTCATAATTCGATTATACGCTAAGTAGTCAGTATGATTAATCCAATAGCCGCATTAGAATTTGAGCAACAAAGCAAAGGTGCAATAAGTGGTACAACATTTTTTCCGCCACCCAGTTCCAATGCACCTATCTTGAGTTTACCACCTATAAAGTGGAGTTATTCTGGTAGCAAAACAATATTTCAGCAGACCACTAAATTAGGAGACAATTACAGCCAAACAGTAATTAACCCTGATTCTGTGAGAGCAACTTATGAAATAGCAATTCCCAATTTAAGTACAGCATTAAAAGATGAAATTGTATCTACATTCAAACAGTACGGGGGTTTTGCTAGATTCCAATGGCGACCCAGTGATGCCTTTGGATACAAAGATTTTATCTGTGATAAATGGAGTGCCACAAATCAAGGAACAAACTTATGGGAAATAACCGCAACCTTTACAGAACAAAAAATATTTATATCACAGCAAGTTAGTTTACTAAATTTTGAAGAACAAAACAAAAATATACTTACCTTAATACAATCATTAAGCTTTGAAGAGCAAAGCAAAGGGGCTTTATCATGACTATTTTTAATGATGCTTTTGGAAATTATTATATAGGTAGTAAATTTGGGACTACGCCTATTGACTGGGCTGAAATATTAACTTGTATCAGGCAAGCACTGGGTTCTAATGATAGAGCTAATGGGGCTCTTGTTGATGGTCCTATCTTCTTTTTTAGAATTGATTGGAGGCCAAATATTACTCAAGAAACCCTTACTGGAACTATAACCACACCTGGCTTCAATTCTTGGCCTACTGCTTTTAACCCAAATACAACTAGATTTATTTTTCAGATGGGAGACGGGTCAAACTATACTAATTCGTTTAATACATCTGTTATAACTCACGGAAATTTAGGCAGGGCTTATGGTAGTGCGGCTGTGATGAACCCGTCACCAAATTCTCAAGTAATTTGTTGGATGGTTGCAAACAATTCATCTTTTAGCATTTTTATATTTAAAAATGCACTTAATTATTACTTTTTTAGTAATGGAGTTTTGAGTAATTCAGATTTTGCTTTTCCAGTTAATTCCTATTGTTTTTATACTGGCAGAGCATCTGAGGGATTTTCTAATTCGTTACTCCAAAATCAGTGTTCAGCAGGAACTTTAGTAGACAATCTTTTAGTGGCAACTACAGGGGCGATCGCTAATTATGCTCACACAAAAATTAACGGTACAGCCACCCAAAGCGAGGTTGAATTATATCTTAGGCGACCAACTTTAAATACAGTCCCGCTAGGCTATATCCCTAATGTTTTTAAATGGAAAGTTGACGGCACTGAACCAGCCCCTCAATTAGGGGATATTGTATCTTTAAATATGGCTAATGCCACATCAGCATACAAAAACCATGGCGTAATTCATTGTGTTGTAGTTGGTAGATTAGGTAACACTAATGCACAGGATCTAACAGGAGATTACATATTAATGAGAGTAGCAAATTAATATGATTTTGTGCTAATATTGAACCAATATTCTTGTAAAATAAAGCAATGAATCAGCCTATTTTAGGAGTAAGAGGAACGGCGGAATACGTTAAGGCTACAGGAGAAGGTACGCCTGAATCTCCTTATATTCCCATCGTTCAAGTAGAGGGTGGTGGTACAGGGGGAGGTGGTACTACCACTGTAGACTTCGGCACTAAGATCACCGATGCAACCATGCCCGCAGGTGGTGTAGGTAATTTAGGGTGGCTGTCTGGAATTTGGAAAACAATTACCGACAGATTACCTTCACTGATAAATAACAGATTACCAGTAGACGTAACAAATCAAATCAGCTTTGGTACTCAAATCACTGATGCAGCCATGCCTGCGGGCGGGGGAGGTATCCTGGGATGGTTGTCTGCTATCTTTAGGACACTAAGCAACGGAACTGGATTTGCCAGTACCGCAACTATTCAAAGACCATCGGGAGCAACTGCTTATACAGCCAATGACGTATATGGCTCAATAATCGAACTGTCAAATGTTGGTTCTAGTGGGGGTAATATTTTTATTAATAATATAAAAATAATGTTCAATACTTCCACGCCTCCCAGCGGAATGACTAGCCTTGTAATTTATTTATACAGTGCTTCACCTCCATCCGCGATCGCTGACAATCTTGTTTTTAATGGTGCATCTGCCGACAGAGATTTTCACTTAACTGAAGATGGAATTACCTTATCAGTTGCAACGATGAGAGGTGGTGGTAGCTTTTTTGCTATGGCATCAAACATTAACAGGCAGGTTAAATTAGCCGCAAATAGCACTTCTTTATGGGCATACGTAGTAACTCCAAACGCATTTACACCCACAAGCAGCGCAGAGACAGGTACAATCACTATCAATTCTTTCTTGGCATAATATGAGACGTTCTACTAAAATGGTGGTGTTGGGTAGGAAAAGGTTAAATTACTATTTTCCTCTTGAACCAATTTCTGATTTTATAGCAGCCCGTAGTTACAATTACGGGAATGTGACAGACGTACTAACAACTCCGTCAGGTACTTATCCGGGTGGTAGTGCTTTCATTGGGGGAGTATTATTACCTGATGGTAGAGTATTCTGTGTACCTTTTAACTCTACCACGGCAAGAATATACAATCCAATCACAGATACTTTAACAACTCCGTCAGGTACTTATCCGGGTGGTGCTTTCGTTGGGGGAGTATTATTGCCTGATGGTAGAGTATTCTGTGTACCTTTTAACTCTACCACGGCAAGAATATACAATCCAATTACAGACGTACTAACAACTCCGTCAGGTACTTATCCGAGTGGTAGTCTTTATGGAGGAGTATTATTACCTGATGGTAGAGTATTCTGTGTACCTCATAATTCTACCACGGCAAGAATATACAATCCAATTACAGACGTACTAACAACTCCGTCAGGTACTTATCCGGGTGG